TAACGGTCTTTAAGGATAATTGGCTTATTCTCAAAGAATACGTCATCAGCCTCTAAAGAACCTTCCATTCCGGCAGTTCCTTTCTTAAACTCTGAACCATAGATAAACATAGTGTACTTTTCTCCTGCTACACCTGTATGGTTTGCACCATAGTAAGCAAGAGTAACTTGACCCGCTGCTGTATCTACTACTGTAACTAAGGCTTTAAGATTAGCACCACCTGAGTTTCTAGTCAACATAACTGTTTGACCAACACGAACTGCAACACTTCCACCACCTGCTATAGCATCACCAATAGTCCAAACTGCTGCTGATGCAGCACCTACTGCACATTCTACATCAACATACTTAGTATGTAAACGTCCTTGTTCTGCCCATTTGATAAGGTCAGAGTTAGATGGCATCTCTGCACCAACTAAACGTAAAAAAGATGCTACGGTACGATTACCATAACGCTCAAATTCCTTCTCATAAGTATCAGGTAGATACTGATTTAAGAAATCAAAATTTGTAATATAGTTGCTACTTAGAGCAACCTGTTCCGAACTTGGCTGTAAGTCAAATCCCGGTGTTCCTTGTACTGAACCTGCCATTTTTTCTAATTTTTAAAATTTATTTTCTTTTAATACTTCTAATCTTTAAACCACGACCTGAGTCATTATTTAAAGACTTAAATTGGGTTCCTGATTTAGACGATACCTCAGGTGTGTTACGAGTTGTCATATTAATGTTCTTAGTCTTCCTCATTACATCCTCTGTTGCATTTGCCTTACCCTGCTCGTAAAAATACTGAGCAAACTTCTCAGGGTTCATTGCTACTGCCAACGCTTTATGGTAACCTGCAGCGTCCTTCATAAGTCCGTTCTCATCTAAGTACTTGTTAACAAAGTTCATAGGTGATAGTTGTGACTTCTTGGTATCCTCTGCGTTACCCGGACTATACGTAACTTTGTCTTCTCCAATATTGAAATCAAAACCTTTGAAATCATTGTTAAAAACTTCGTCAGTCTTCTGTGTGAACCACTCAGACTTTCGTTTAGTCTCCTCTTGCTGCGTTGCAGCTTCGTTTAAATATTGCTTGTACGCCTCGTACTGTTCTTTGTCGCCTTCAGGGATAGCTTCCGACCTTGACTCAAGGGGTTGCTTGTACATCTCTTTCTGCTTCTCGAAATAATTCTTAGCTTTAGCAATAGCTTTTTTCTTTGCTACTTTGATTTTCTTAATGTCTGACTCGTCATCCAAGTCCTCATCGTAGGAGTACTCATCCATTAACGAATCTATGTCGTCATCGTCAAGAGCTGTCTCCGTAGTCTTAAGGTAATCTCGTAGCAAAGCATCAGGATTTGCTTCATTAAAATCACGTTGTAATTTAACGTAATCATTAATTCCACGTCCTGTTTCTTTTTTATACTTAAAATAAGCAGCAACATCCTCAGGTAATTCTTCTTGAGATTCACGCTCTGCAAAGATATCATCAACTGATGTAAACTCCTTATTGTATCTTTCTTTAATATGTGAAAGAACTTGGTCTTCGGTTAACCCTTGCACCTCTTCTTGTGGTTGCTCGACTACAACCTGTTCGTTACTTGTTGGTTCTTCGAATTGCTCTTCATGCTTTTGAAGTAACTCTTCTTCAACTTGTGCTGCAGATTTTTGTTCTACATCATCGAGTGCTCTTACTTTAATATCCATTTGATTTGATTTTATGCAAAGTTAAACAATTAATTAATACGATTTAAGCATACCTAGACGTGACCTTTCCTGCCTTGGTATTAGACACAAATTGCTTAGTCCTTCCGCTTTTCTTTTTCTTCTTAGCTGTGGCAGCTCTCTCAGATTTAGACATACTGTTAGCCTTAGCTAACGGTAAGCACCTGTCAGGATTCTTCTTATCCTTACTAGTACCACAGGCTCCCTTAATAGAACCATCAGTTCCAATACGAACCCACTTCTCATTCCTCCATTTCTTTAGCTCGCCCATTACTTTGATTTTTTAGCGTAGTTAGGGTCTTTGCAATATTTACTCGCAGCCATATTAGCATACGCTGATGGATATCTATCGAATGTTCTTTTAGCCCAAGCTATTCCTGCAGGGCATATCTTATTTCCTTTTGTCCTTCCTTTAGTAGCCATATCTATCTAGGTGAAAATTCAGACAAATCGAAACCATCTAAACTATCCTCGTTAGACTCAAACGTCTGAGGAGGTAGGTTATTTTTTCTCTGAGTTATTAACTTACTCTGCTCTGTGTTCTGCTGACTTATACGTGCACTCTTAGCGTCCTCACGCTGTGTCTCTCTACTTTGTAGTGCATTCTCAGATATATCTCTAAGACGCATATTAAATTCAAACTCCTTATCCATAAGTACAGCCTTTAACTGAGCCTCGTTATTCATCTTCTCGATATCAAACGCAACCTCTGCTTGCTTAATCTGCATCTTGGCTTGAGTCTCAGCCTGTATCTTTTGCATAGCTGTTTGAGCTGCAAGTTGCTGCGACTTAATCTGCTGCTGAGCTGTAACAGCTTGCTTCTGCATAGCCATCTTCTCATCTCGCTCCTGCTTTTTAATACGCTTAACCTTAAGTAACTGATTAGCAACCTTAAGATTTCTAAGTTCTCTAATATCAATTGCATCCTCTAGGTTTATATCACCCTTTGAAAGAGCCATCTGAATATTCTGTTCTAGTTGAGCTTTCTGTTCCTCATCAGGAGATACCTCGATAAAGATTCCAAAGTCATATATATATAAATCGTTTATATCTTTTAATATAGACACGTTGTACTTACCTATCTGATTAGCAAACTCATCCTTGAAATCAGCGTACTCTAAAACGTCAGAGATTCTGTACGTTAAAGCCTCAGCTAAACTTCTGTATATAAATAAACTAGCATCTAGTATGTGTCTTGTAGCTGTGTTAGAGTTTAAAGCCGCTAACTTCTGTACACCAACTAAAGAGTTAGGGTCAGGAGTAGAACCGTCTCTCGCTTCATTTAAGCCTGTTACAGCACGTATCATTCCTAAGTAATGATTATAGTTACCGATAAGCATCTGAGTCTTACTAGCCCCTGAGCTTGACGTTAATTGCGTGATAGGAACTTTACCTTGGTTGTAGTCACCTTCCTGCGTATAACTTCTACCAATTACACTACCCGTTTGGAAGTATAACCTTAAAGCATCCTCAGGATTATATGCAGCCCCTGTACCTAAATCAACCTCGTTTAATCCATCTGCGTCTATAAACACACCGTCCGGAACAACCTTAGATATAACTTGCTGTAGCTTTAAGTGAGTCATCTGAATTAAATCAGCAAAAGGAATCATCCTTCTAACTAACGACTCAATCACACCCTTATACATTCTTGGTGCAACCGCTACATAGTTTGGTATAGCATACTGACTAGCCGACTTAGGTCGAACCATATTCTCAGCTAACTCCCACTTAAGTATAATGTTAGTACCCATAACCATAACGCCATCGTACCAAACATCAATAGTCTTCTCAACCTTCTCGAAGTTACCCTCCTCCATCATCTCTTCAGGTGGATTAAATTGGTCATCCTTCTCAATCATTTTAGAACCCCCGTTGTCATACACCTTCTTCTTGTATACGATTTTTTTAGTGGTCTTGTAATTGAAGTACAATATAGTAGCCGAGTCTCTAGAGAATATATTATCTTGAAACAATTGAGCTGAGTTATAGTAATCATACCAACTCTGACTGTACTTTGATATTTGCTCTAAGTCATCGTTAGTTAATGAAGGGTCAATCTTCATCAGTTCGATTATAGGCAACGTTTTAATTTCACCCCAATAAAAGCAATCCTTAAAATGAGGGTCTTCTGTGTAGCTGTATACTACATTTGCAGGGTCTACGTAACTAATCTGCACTCCTGAGCCCGGTAAGAACTCGTGCTTTGCTACACCTATACCTAGTACAGTAAGGTCGTAATCAAATCTCTTACGTAGGTCTACATATTTATTTGAAGCAAACAACGTATTGATAGCTTCTTCTTCAGCTATCTCAATCGCAGGCTTATACTTTAAGTTCATATACAAAGAAAGCTCCTCGTCATTCTCAGGCAAATCGTCAGGGTTCATCGTAAACGGATTCATACCTGTGTTATCCTGAATGGTTGTAAGAACTTCCTTAGCCGCCATCTGACCCTGTATCATATCCTGATACTTACTTCTCTTTGATAGAGACATAGAATCCTCAGCGTATGCATTTACCTTAAACAGCCTGCTAGACATACCGTTAACAACGATGTCCACAAACTTAGGTAGTATAGGCACGGGTGTCCAATCTAAATTAAGGTAAGATAAATCACCA